GATAAATTTGAAAGGATACTTTAACAGCAATATAACAAACAATATTGATATAATAAGAGATAGTATAAATTCAACTACAAAAATATCAGGAATAATGTCATTCGATAATACAACTTATCCAGTAACAATGGATTTATCAATGAATGTTAAAATAGGAAAAGTATCAATGGATTTTTATACAGAATATATGGAAGATATTTTAAATGAATTTGAATTTGATTTTGAATAATTAAAGGGGGCTTATATGTCAAGTTTTAACAAAGCAATTTTATTAGGTAGACTAACAGCGAATCCAAAAATGAATTACCCGAATGATATGGCAATAGCTAATTTTAGCCTTGCAGTAAATAGAAAAAGTGGTAAAGATAAAAAGGAAGCTGATTTTATAAATATAACAGTTTTTGGAAAACTTGCGGAAGTATGTGCCAAATATCTTTTTAAAGGTTCTGAGTGTCTCGTAAGTGGTGAAATAAGAACTGATAATTACACCAATAATGAAGGTAAAAGGGTCTATACTACAAAAGTAATTGCAAATGAAATTCAAATACTAACTTGGAATAATAATAGTAGTAATAGCAATCAAGGGAATGAATCAAATACACAAGGCTACAATCAAAATGATAGCAATATACCTTTTTAAAAAGGCTTGTATTTGATTTTAATTTTAAAAAATATATAATTATATATAAAAGATATTTAAAAGCTAATACGAGGGATTATAGAGCATTACAAGGAGAAAAAAATGGGATTTGGTTGGATTAAAAAAATATTAAAACCTAAAAAAGAAGAAATAATTGATTTTATGCTTGCTGAAAAAAATAAAGAATATAAAATTTTATTTTTAAGGGAAAATGATATTTTCCGAATTGAAGAAGGAAAAGTAATAGATATTCATCAGGAAGGTGGTGTTAAAACTATTTCAATAGGAAGAGAAGGAGTAGCCATAACTATTTCGATTTCTGGAGAAAAGTATTCAATAAAATTGATTGAAAAAATATGAGGAGGTATTTTGGAAGATAATAAGGGAATCTATATTGAAAAAAAAGAAGATGTTGAGCCGGGAATATATAGACATTTCAAAGGCAAATACTATTATGTAATAGCTGTTGCCAAAGATGAAAAAACGCTTGAGAAAAAAGTTGTATATAGTAGCTTATATGATGTTGGAATTTGGATAAGACCTTTAAAGGAATTTACTGAAAAAGTAGTATATAAAGGAAGAAAAAGAAAAAGATTTACGAGAAGTTTAAATGAAGAAAAGAAGATAAGAAGTGTTAATATGGATTTATATGAAAATCTTGTTAAATTTTCAGAGAATCCAAAAGATAATGCTTTAAAATTATTATGCGAAAAGAAGTTTATTTTCCGAAAGGAACTAATAGAAAAATTATTAAAAGATTCATTGGAGGTGTAAAATGGGTTCTAATATTATGAGTAAAGGTGGAAATTTAAAAGGAAAGATTTTTTTCTTTGATGGCAACAGGCAAAATGCTATGAAAGCTGTTAATGAAATAACAGAATTATACGATTGCGGTTACTATCAAAATAGTGAAGGAGATTTTTACCTTGAAGTTTTAACCGATGTAGCAGGCACTATTAGAGTAGAAAAAAATCAATATCTTTTTTTAGGAAAAGATTTGAATGGAAATGAAGTTGTAAAAGTTCTTGATAAAGAAGAATATAAAAAACTTTTTTAATAAGGAGCAAAAAATGATAGTAAAATTCAAAAAGCTTTCAGAAAATGCTAAAAAGCCTTTGAGAAGTACAGACGGTTCAGTAGGTTACGATTTGTTTTCAACAGAAAATAAAACTATAAAGCCGGGAGAAACTACAACGATAGGAACAGGTATAGCAATTGATATGAAATTGCATAAAGGAAGATTAGAAAAAACTTCTTTTTATATGGCAATAGTTCCACGCTCGGGGAAAAGCTTAAAAACTAAAATAAGATTAAGCAATTCGCCCGGGACAATTGACCCTGATTATAGAGGAGAAATAAAGGTTATAATTGATAATATTGGTCAAACTGATATAAATATAGAAGAAGGAGAAAGAATTGCACAGGCGATATTTTTACCTGTTTTTTTACCAAACTTTATAGAGGTTGATTCATTAGATGATACCGATAGAGGTCCTGGCGGATTTGGGAGTACAGGAAAATGAAAATAATTAATAAGAAAGTAAGCGAATTAATACCATATGCTAATAACCCGAGAAAAAATGAAAAAGCAGTTGATGTAGTAGCAAGTTCTATAAAAAATTATGGCTTCAAAGTTCCAATTATAATTGATAGCAATAATGAAATAGTTACAGGACACGCAAGATATTATGCAGTAAAAAAGTTAGGTTGGAAAGAAGTGCCCTGCATAATAGCTGATGACCTTACACCGGCACAAATAAAGGCTTTCAGACTTGTAGATAATAAAACGAGTGAATACGCAGAATGGGATATCGAAAAGTTAAACATAGAACTTGAAGAATTGCCGGAGCTTGAAGAATTTGGTTTTGAAATGCCAGAAATACAATTGAACGAATACGACGATGAAAAAGAAGATGAAATCCCGGAAGAAGCGCCGCCGGTTTGCGAAAAAGGCGACCTTTGGAAACTCGGCGACCATTTGCTTTTATGTGGCGACGCTACAAGCAAACAAGATATCGCAAAACTTATGGGCGATGAAAAAGCCGATATATCTTTCACATCGCCGCCGTATAATGTAGGTAAAATATCATTAACAGAGCATGCAAGCGACAAAGCTAAAAAAACAAAATATAACAATAAAGACGATAATAAAACAAATGAAGAATACATAAAACTTTTGGAACATTCGACTTTGAACGCGCTTGAACACGCAAAATATAGTTTCGTGAATTTACAATTTTTATCGAATAACAAAATAGCTTTAATTGAATTTTTATATAAAATGAGAATGATTTTTTCCGAAATTATAATTTGGGATAAAATGTTTGCACAACCAGCAATGGCCGAAAATGTTTTAAATAGCCGCTTTGAATTTATATTTTGTTTTTCAAAAAAAGCTAAAAGGAATATTGGTACGAAAAAATTTAGGGGTACATTAGATAATATAATTCAGATACAGCGACAAACAAAAAATGAATTTAGTAAAATGCACAATGCAACATTTCCAGTGGAATTACCTTTATATTTTGCCGAAAACTTTACACAACAAAATGGAATTATTATTGATGTGTTTGGTGGTACGGGTAGCACGCTTATAGCTTGCGAAAAGACAGGACGCAAAGCACGGCTTATGGAATTAGATGAACATTACTGCGATGTAATTATTAAGAGATGGGAAGATTACACAGGTGAGAAAGCGGAAAAGCTATGAAATAAGAAAAAGGACTCAATTTAATTATAATACATTTTTTATTTTCAATCAATACCAGTGACCTTTTTATATTCTAATTTTACAATATACTATTTTCATATTATAATTAGAATAGTTATAAAATGGGAGTTTTTATATGAGTAAAAAGAAAAAATCAAATATCGTAACTAAAAAAAACAAAGTAGGGAGACCGTTAAAATATAATTGGCAAGAAATTGAAATACAAATGCTTATTCTTGCAAGAGTTGGATATAAGACACCTTATCAAATGTCCAAAATTATAGGTATTCCTAAAAGTACGATTGAAAGATATATTAATAGTAATAAAGAATTTGCAGAAAAATTAAAACAAAGCGATGTCAAATTTTTTGGAATGCTTTTATCGAAAATGATAGAACAAGTTAAACGAGGATATTTCCCTGCTATTCAATATTTAATGGAAAAAAGCTTTAAAAATTTTGATAAAATATTAGAGGAATCAAATGAAGAGGGCTTAGCTAAAAAGGAAACTTTAACAATTACTATTGAAAAGTATGATACTAAAAGATTAAAAGATGAAATAGATTTAGACATTTCTGAAGAAGAAAGTGTAGAATACACAGATATAAATGATTTAGGCGAAAATATAGATATAACAGACGCAGAAATATTAGAATGAATATAAAACCAAGATATTCAAAAATAGCATATAAGATAAAAGGTGCGTCAAATATTAAAGCTAATATAAAATTACTCAATTATCAAAATAAAATCTTAAATTCAAAAAAACAAACTTTAGCTTTTATCGGTGGAACAGGTTCGGGAAAATCTTGGTTTGCTCCACGATGGCAATATTTTAAAATGTTGGAAAATCCGGGGAATGAGCATATCGTTTCGTCACCTACCTTTCCGATGTTAAAAAGAACGATTATCCCAAAAATGTTACAATTCTATGAAAAAGATTTGGGATTAGTTCTTGATAAAGATTTTACTTATTCAAAATCAGATTATACATTTGAGTTTAAAAAGCTTGGAATAATATATTGTATCTCCGCAATGAATTCAGATAGAATGCAAGGAATTCACGCTAAAACAATAGTCGGCGATGAGGCGGGAATGTTTTCAAGACTTTGGTATGATACGGCTATTCAAAGAATAGGTTTTACTCAAGGTCAAATTCTTTTAACTACTACACCGTATGCTTTAAATTGGTTATATCAAGAAGTTTTTAAAACATATTTAAAAGATAAAAGTGATATAGAATTAGTCAATCCAACTTCGATTGACAATCCATATTATCCTGTAAAGAGCTTTTTGAAAGCAAAGCAAAAATTACCATTGTGGAAATTTTTAATGATGTATATGGCTAAATTCACAAAGCCAGCTGGTTTGATTTATCCAAAATATACACTATGCAAGCCATTTAAAATTCCTGCGAGTTGGAAAAAAATAAGAGGATTTGACTTCGGCTTTAACAATCCATCGGCAGAAGTATTTTTAGCTCAATCTCCTGATACAGGAAATTGGTATGCTTATAAAGAATTCAAAAAAAGTGGAATGGATATAGATGATTTAGAAAAGAAAATGTCAGAGGAAAACAGTAAAATATATGCAGACCCTTCGGCAAAGCAAATAATAGCACAATTGAAGAATAAAGGAATAAATATAAAAGAGGCTAATAATGCTGTTATGGACGGAATTTTATATATAAGCAGTCTTTTCAGAAAAAGAAAACTTATAATATTTGATAATTTAGTGCATTTGAAAGATGAGCTTTCGACTTATCAATGGTCAAAAAACAAAGAGGAAAATTTAACTGATTCACCCGTAAAAGAAAATGACCATTTACTTGATGCTTTGCGATATGCTTTATTTACCGATAAAAATTCCAAAGTTCCTTACTTGTCTTCTGCTAAGGCAGGTGATAGAATAGACAAAGCAATAGAAGATGCTTTCAGTACTGATATTGATAATATTTTAAATGATGATGATGATTTTTAAGCGGAGGTATAAATGTCAGATTTTAGCATAAGTGGTTGGATACAAGGCGGGAATAAAAGCCTTTCGGAAGTAACAGGAAGGAATTCATTTGAAAAGGTATTATTTATATATGCTTTGATTTCAAAAATTGCTCAAACCGTATCGACTGTAAAAAAGACAATAAAAAAAGATGGAGAAATAATTCCGGAAACTGAAAAAGATGACCCTGTAATAAGATTGTTTAATCCGCCTTGGGGTATCACGATTCCGACTTTTGAGGATTTGATTGAAGGACTAACTACTCTTGCATATCTTGACGGTGATAGTTTCTTAATCCCGGATAATTTCATTAAGGAAGGAGATAAAAAAGTTCCTACTGTTATTAAACTTGTTCCGGGCAATAGAGTCAAAGCAATAACTAATGCTAAAGATGGAATAGAAGCTTGGCAATTCAAAATAGGAAATAAAAAAGTAACTTTAAAAAGTTCTCAAATAGCACAGTTTAAATTATTTTCAAATCCATATAAAGTAGGTAGAGGGATAACGCCTTTAACTGCTTCAAGGTCTGCAATAGAAAACTATGTATATTCTGATGCTTTTAACGCCTCTATAATGCAAACGGGGGAAATGCCTACAACGATAATTGAAACAAGTGAGAATTTAACAGCAGAGCAAAGGGCTCAATTGAAACGAAATTACAACTCTTATAGAAAAGGGCTTGAAAAAGGTTCATCAGTGTTAATTATAGAAGGTGGTGCTAAGTATATTCAAAGCAAAATATCAACTAAAGATATTCAATATATCGAAGGAAAAAAAATGAGCAGAGAAGAGTTATGCTCAATTTTTAATGTCCCGCCAGCTATAATGAGTATCTTTGAATATGCTAATTATGCAAACGCTGAAGCACAGGAAAGATACTTCTATTCAAGCACAGTTCTTCCATTATTGCATAAAATTCAAGCTACTATACAAAATCAAATTTTAGATTTATTATTCCCGGGATATACCTTTGAATTTGATTTAACTGATATAATGCCAATAATTTTATCATTAAAAGAAAAGGTTGATGTTGCTACTAAATTTTTCAATATGGGAGTACCGTTCAATACAATAAACAAAGTTATGAGATTAGGTTTCCCTGAACTTGAAGGCGGGGAATATGGATATCTTAATGGAATGCCTATAACTATGGAAAAAGAAAAATCTAAAATGCTTGAAAGAGAAATAAAAAAAACTAATATAGAGGTTGAAAAAAAGAACAAATTTTCTTTTTTAAATATGTATAAAAATGGAAAAAAGATTGATACAAGCGACAACTTCTTTATGGTGTATTCAAGGCTTGTAAACAGTATATATAAGCCGTATATAGAGAAAGTAGAAAGGTTCTATATAGAATACTTCACTCAGTTAGAAAAACTCATTATAAGAGATTTAAATAAGCTTGATGAAAATAATGCTATTGGTACTTATAAATTCAATTCTGATAAATATGGGTTGATTTACGAGGAAATGCTTTATCCTACTGTTGAAAATATTTCTGTTGAGGCTTTATATGTCTTAGTTGGGGAAATATCAAGTAAAAACTTAACTGCGAGATTTATGGATTTTGCAAAAAAAGAAATACCGGAAAATCTTACTCTTGAAAACTTTTTAACTGCTGAACAGGTAAAACTTATGCACAAACAAATAGGAGATAATTTAAATAGAGCAAGCTTAACTGTTACGCAAACATATTCAAGAGAAATAGACAAAGCGGTTAAAGAAGGAGTGCAAGAAGGAAAAACAATAAACCAAATAGCAGATGATATAAAAGAGGTTACAAATAAGCAAGTAACAAATGCTTTACTTAATGCTCAAACTCTTGTAACCGCCTCTTATAACGGTGCAAGAATGGTGGGATATGAAAGTTATAATATTAAAGAGCATCTTTGGATTTCAATGCGTGATGGAAATGTAAGGGAGTCACACCAGTTAGAAGATAATGGTATTCCTGTTAGGGTAGGTCAGCCATTCCCTTATACAGGATTGAGATATCCGGGAGATTATATTGGAAGTGCCTCAGAAGTATGCAATTGTAGATGCACTACTATTGCTATGACAAGTAACGCTTTAACGGGTTTAGAGCCTACTTTTTAGGTTTTTATAAATAAATGATAATATTTTAATGATTGGAGGAAAAAATGAAAAAAGAATTTTTACGAGTAAAAGCAGTTGCTACTGGAAAGCAGAATGAACAGGGTAGAGAAATATTCAAAGCTCTTGGTTCAAGTATTTCGGTTGATAGGGACGGTGATTTATTACTTCCGCAAGGTTGTGATTATAAAAATTATCTTAAAAATCCTGTCATATTAAAAGCCCACGATTATTCTGATGAAAGCTATGGAAAAACTCTTTCAATAGAAATAAAAGAAGATGGTGTTTATTTTGAATTCGTATTTTCTGATGATGAAACCGGTTTAAGATTAGAAAAGAAATACAAAGATGGAATACAGAGTGCTTTTTCCGTAAGCTTTTTAATTAAGAATCTTATGGAAGTTCCGCAAGACGCTCAGAAAGTTACAGTAAATGCAAATGGTGAAGCAATTGAAATAGATTTAACGAAGTTTGAAAAAAGACCTTCTTGGATTATTTCAGAATGGGAATTACTTGAATTATCGGTTGTTGCAATTCCGGCAAATCAAGACGCTGTTTTGTTAAGCATAGAAAAAATGGCGAAAGATTATATAAATGAAAAGCACGCCAAATCAAGTGATGTTGTTAGAAAGTTAGCAGAAGAAAGAATAAATAGAATGTTAGAGGATATTTCAAAAAAAGTATTAGAGATTGAGAAAGAATCGGAAGTGAAAACAGCTGTTCCAGTGCATAATACACCAATAGATAATGAAAGTGAATGGAATAAAAACGATGCTATTGTTACTATTGCTAAGTGGGCTTCAAGTAATGGCTCAGGAGATAAAGAAACAATAGATTTTAAAAAGTATGCTCTTGGATTTGCTTGGTTTAACGAAGAGGCTACCGAAAATTTAACAAGTTATAAACTCCCGCATCACATAGTTGACGAAAGCGGAAAACTTATAGCAGTATGGCAGGGAGTTGTTTCCGCTATGGCAAGTTTGCTTGGTGCAAGAGGTGGAGTAAATATTCCGGATAATGAAAGAAAAGCAGTTTATGACCACTTGGCACAGCATTATATTGATAATGGGAAAGAACCACCTGAATTAAAAAGTTATACGGAAGAAGAATTAGAAAAGATATTTTCTGAAGAACAGGAAAAACAAACTCCAAAAGAAAAAGAACCTGAAACAGAAACAGAAAAAAGTAATGATAATATTCAAATAGAGGAAAAAATAAAAAACCTTGCAAAAGATATAGCAGAATTGAAAGAATTAAATACTTCAATAAATATAAAATTATCGCTTATTTACGATTCTGTTAATACTAAAACGGTAAGTGGTAATGACAAAAAAGAAAATTCTGATATAATGAATGAGTTAGAAAAATTAAAAAAGACAATAAAGTCATTTGTATAAATAGGAGGTAAAAATGACATTAGAAGAAAAAATTAAAGAATTACAGGAATTTGTAAAAGAAAGCCTTGGTAAAACGGCAAAAATGCCTGAAGAAAACAAAGAACAGTTAAACAAACTTTCTGAAAAATTGACTTCTTTGGAAGAAACACTTGCTAAAATGAAAGAAAAGAAAGTTGACACTACTGTTGATGTATTTTCTACCAACGATGAAGAAAAAGCCGAAAGATTTGTTAAGTGGTTTAAGTTTATAACTAATCCTTCTAAATACAAAGCACTCGGCGACCAAATGAATGAAACAAATGAAGTTGACGGCGGATTCACAGTACCTGAAGAATTTTCACCATCAGTATTGAGACTTATCGATGTTCACGGATTAGTAAGCAAATATGCTACTAAAATACCGATGAATTCAAACAGAATGGTAATTCCACGCTTAACAGCTGGTATTACTGTATATTGGGTTGGCGAGGCAACTGAAATAACCAAGAGTAAAGCACAAGGTGAAAAAGTTATTCTTAATGCTAAAAAACTTGGTGCATTAGTTCCTTTAACAGACGAACTTCTTGAAGATACAGGAATTGAAATGGCAAATCTTATTATGAATTTAATAGGTGAAGCTTTTGCTAAGGAAGAAGATAGAGTTGCCTTTGCTGGTAATGTTGGTGGCGGTGACCCATTTGACGGTATTCTTTACAAATCAGGTGTTAGCGTTGTTACGATGGGAACAGGAAATACTAATTTTTCAGATTTAACCTATGATAATTTGATTGACCTTGAAACTTCTATCAAAGATTCCGCTCTTGATGGTGCTACTTATATAATGCACCGCAAAGTTTTAGGTATAATTAAAAAGCTAAAAGATAACGATGGAAGACCTATCTGGACTCCACCAAAAGCAGGAGAACCCGGAGAAATAAACGGTTATCCTTATATCATCACTGATGTTATGCCTTCAACTGCTGATTCAGGTGCAGGTAAACCTTTTATAGCTTTCGGAAACTTAAAGCATATAATTCTTGGTGGTAGAAAAGACTTAAATTTCAGAATTGCAGACCATACAGGATTTGCTGAAGGCGTACAATACCTTAGAGGTATTATAAGAGAAGCGATAAGCGTTTCTATCCCTGAGGCTTTTGCAAGATTGGAAACATCAAATAGTTAGTTGACGCAACTTGTTTTTAGTGATAATATTTGAGTGAGAAGAAATTCTCACTCATTTTTTTTAATATCAAGGAGGCTTAAAATGGCAAAAAGAAAAAATGCAAATGCGGTTCAAAATGCTCGGAACAAAAATATCAATCAATCAAATGAAAAATTGGTAAAAAAAAATGTAGAACAGGTAGAGCAGAATGTAGAAAAAAATGTAGAGCAGGTGGCTGAAATAAAAAATACTAAAACTGTAAAGGTTCAAAGCAAATGTGAAGTATTAGATTCTGAAACCGGTATGGAAATTCCTATAACGGTTAAGTATGTAGGAGAAAATAAAATGATTCACGGTAAACCTGTTGAAATTCCTATCGATGTTGCTAAAAGATTAGGAGTCTTCAATAAAGAAAAAAAGAATAAGAATGTATGGTTAGATTCTGAAAAGAGGTAAAAAATGGATATAAGGACTTTTTTACAACCAGCCTTACAACCTTTAAAAGATTTCACTGAAACCACAAGTAATAGTTATGATGAGGTTTTTTTAATAAGCCTTGAAATAGCTTATTTTAGTATTGCTGGTTATTGTAGAAGAGTTTTTCATAACAATACAGTCATTGAAGAATATGAAAATATTGAAGAAAAATTAGAATTGAAAGGTTTCCCGGTAAAAAATATTATAGATGTTAAAGCTGAGTATGGATTTAATTCATTCGAGGATATTGCTACTGATGAATACAGAATAATGAATAATGCTTTAAAATTTGCAGATGCTAATTTAAAAGAAAGCGTAAAAGTAGAATATGAGTTTGGATATAATTCTATTAGTGAAAGTCCTCTATTATTAAAAGCTGTTATAACTCAGGCTTTGGCAATATATAAGAAAAAAGATTTTATAGGCTTGGTTTCAACCGATGATGTAAATCCTTCAAGTGCTGATATGGTTGATATAAGATTAATGCCAGCTGTAAAAGATATGGTGTGGAAGTTGAAAAGATATGCTAATTGATTTAGATTCTAAACTTCACAATGAAAATCAAAAAAAGTTAAATGAGGTTTTAAAAAACCTAAAATATAAAAATTCAGTATTCTTTGAGTTAATGGGAAAATGGCTTGAAGAATTACGAAGTGAATTAGTTCTTAACATTGTAGGCAAAAGATATTTTAAGACACACCCTACCGGAAACCTTGCTAATTCTTTTTTTACTTCTGTTAATACTTATGAGGAAGGAATAATAGAAGGTGAACTATTCTCAAATAGTCCTTATGCAGGTATTCAGGAAGAAGGCGGAGATATAAAAGCTAAAAATGTGACATATTTAACTATTCCATTGCCAGCTGTAAAAACAAAAGCAGGAAAAACAAGAGGCGGAGCGAGAAGTTTTAAAAATACTTTTGTAAAAAAATCTAAAAAAGGAAATTTAATAATATTCCAAAATAAAGGAAAAGATATTATTCCGCTGTTTTTATTGAGAAAAAAAGTAACACTTAAAGGAAAACATTATATTTCTGATACGGTTGGAAATTATAAAGATTTTACAAGCTTTGTAGAGCTTAATCTTAATTTATCTGTTTAGTGATAATATTTATATGTATAAGAGGTGTTAATGGACAAAAGAACCCAAATAATAACAGAGGCAAAAACAAGGTTATTAAATGCTTTTCCGGGAATAAAAGAATACGATGGGCAAGCGGAATTAAGAAAAGAAATAATGCCTCTTATTGGTTTTTTTGAGGCGAAGGAAACAAGTTCAAAATATGGTAAAAGAGCTTATAGAAGGAGTTTGTTTTTAACCTTTGAATACGCTAATATCGAAAAAGATTCAAGCAAGATGTATGAGAAAGGAAGAACTGTGTTAAAAACTATGAGAGAGGCTCTTGAAATTGACGATAGTTTTTCTAAGTTATGCATAAGCTTCGAAGAATTATCAAACCATATTGTAACAGTGTATAATCCTATGATAGTAGTCAGACTTGAATATAAGTTTGATTACTTTGATGGATATAATGTAAAATAATAATAAATTTAAGGAGGAGTGAAAATGAGTTCACCAAATACTGAAAATTATTTTATCGGGAAAGGAAGTCTTTATTTTGACAGATTTGATTCAAATGGTAATAAAACAGGAGAAATCCATTTAGGGAATGCTCCGGATTTCACCTTGACACCTGAGCTTGAAAAATTAGAGCACTTTTCAAGTACGAAAGGATTGAAAACAAAGGATAAAGAAATTGTAATTTCTGCAAAAGTATCAGCAAAATTTAATCTTGAAGAATACACTTTAGAAAATCTTAAAAACGCCCTCTTAGCAACAGAGGAAAGTTTTACTCAAACTGCCGGAAATGTTACAGACCAGTCGGTTGTAGTTTCGAGATTAGAAGCATATTACGATTTAGGAAAAAGAAGTATTTCTAATGTTGTCGTAACAGACCAAACAGGAACTACTACTTATGTTGAAGGTGATGACTATACTGTTGACGAAGTATCAGGAAGAATTTTTATACCTGAAACATCTGCAATAGCTAAAGGGGATACTATCCTTGTTGATTACGATTACGCAGATTTAAGTACTGGTACTTTTTTGAATATTGCAAAAGAAACAAAAATTGAAGGTGTTTTAAGATTCAAAGGTGACCCGGCTGTTGGAAAAGCTTATGAGTTTTATTTCGGAAAAGTATCCTTATCAGCCACCGGAGACATTGCTCTTATCGGTGACGATTGGGGTAAAATAGAATTCACAGCGGAAGCTCTTAAAGATGCAGACGGAAACTTTGGTAAAATATTTGAAATATAACTAATTTCGTTTCCTCGCTTAACTCAAAGAGAGGGCAGGCTTTATGCTTGCTCTCTTTTTTTATCCAAAGTATAAAATCGTTTTTAACGCTTTAAAATTCCATAAGATATACAAATATATCTAAAAGCAAATAAAATTGATTACAGATGATTTTAGATAGGTTAAAAGATGAAATATAATAATAATTTTTCGTTATATTTATCTTTTGTTTTTTATTATTTATTTTTATAAGCTTTTGAAACAATATATTTTTAAACCAAATAATAACCTAAATTAAACCAAAAATAAGCCCGAAATAAACATA